TTAGTTAATCATTATGTTCATCGGTTTAAGCTGTTTCTGGCTGTTCACCAGCCAATCTTGCATGTATTTGCACCAGGTACTGAACATCGCCTCATCAGTGCCTGGATAGGTGTACAGATACCCCATAAGGACTTTATCGGTAATCTCATCCTCTTGATCCCAACCAATGATGAATTGACGAAATAGGCCGTATGATTTAGCCGGATCCGTATTCCTCCACGTTTCCACTACTACATCGAATGCCGGAACCCTGAATGTCACCATTACGGGAAAATCTTCATACCCAACCGGCTTAACACCTTCTTCTGGAATCCCCACCCCAGTCGGTATGATGACTTCTCTGGAAAATACCTCCCCCTCTGGCCATAATTGCGCAGTGGTATTCATTGCTGATCCCCCACATAGATACCAGCAGAGATAATCGCACCGCCAATACGTCTGCGACCATAAAGAAGCGGGACCGGATAACCTTGTGCAGCAGTATTTGTCACCCCACCGAATGCATATGAAGCGCGGTTATCTGCACTTTGTTTGCTGGCCAGGCCTGTTGCTTGTGGCGACAACATCTGCGCTACCCCGCCAACCATCATTGCTGCACCAATTTTCATTGCAGCTGATCCCCATGCCCCACCACCTACAGCCTGTCCCCATGGGGTAAACGCGCCAATAGCCCCGACAACAACAAGAACTGCTCCGAGAATCGTTTGAAGTGCTCCGGCACGTTTACTACCGATAATGACAGGCACAATCCTAACGACGCGACCACCATTCGGAAAATCGAGGTCATCTTCAGCAATATTCTTCTTATCAACGAAGATTGCGAATGTCTGTCCTCTGGCTTTACTGGTGTTCATGTATTTTTCAAAGCCGGGGAGTGTAACTGACAGCGCTCGAAATACCTCTCGCGGTGTGCTAATCACTCGCTGGTGCTCCCGGCCAAATAATCTGATCAGAGGACCACTCAGTTTGATAGTTGTCATGACTTCTGCACATGGATTCATAGCCGCCTCAGTTAATTTTGGAGAAAGGAAACGGTTAGGCTTTTTTTAGCTCAAAATAGCGCTTACCATTTCCTTTCTTTTTAGATGGTGTTTTCATTAAAAACATATAGTTACATCGAAGAAGAACAGAAACGGCAAATCGCAGAAAATTTTCATAAATAGCAAGAATCTGCGAGGTCGCCGCCCCGTAGCAGGCCGAATTGCCCGAAAGGACCCGCGCCGATCCGCCGGGTCATTCGGGCCTGTCGGTCAGCCAATCAACGTGCCTTTCCCGCCGCGAGCCTGCTGACGCACACGCTCGGCCTTAAGGCAAAGAGATGCTTCAGGCTTAGCAGGTACAGGGACATGGCAGGTTTCAGAGGTCCGGGGAATGTTATTGATCCATTCAATAACTTCACTCAGATACCACGCCTTGCGCCCCTCAGTGACCTGGACGCGTACTGGAAACTCACCTCGCGCTTCGAGATTCAGCAATGTACGGCGGCTCAGCGTGGTGAGTTCTATGACCTGATTCATATCAACCAGGCGCTCACTGACGTTCATTTTGTCTGCCATCTCCAGCAGTTCACCCGCCACTGGATCCGGATAGAGAGCATTGGCGGTGGCCATCAGGCTGTTATTTTTATCTTGCATCATAATCTCCTTACACCAGTGCCAGTGGCTGAACAGAAATACCAGAGCCAACGAACGCTGCTACTTTTGCAGAAAGCGTGGTTACATCATCAGGCCAGTTAAGGGCATCAACATTCAGCACGCCAGCTTTGTAGACCTGAGCATGTGTCTGGCTTGCGGTATCAACAGCAAAGCAAGATACATAGACAGCCTGCCCGGCATGCGCCCCATCCCAGACCACCAAAGCCCCATTGGTAGCATCCTGCATAAGTGGAGTCAGCGCGGGAATAACGCCCTTTGCTCCAGCGAAGATACCCAGAGTTGTCACCAGCGCCTCAGTACCGGCCGCCAATTCAGTGTAATGCGTCGTCATGATTACTCCTTAGGCCACGCGAACGGTGACAAAACGGTTGATACGGGCCGGGATAGGCTGCGGTGCGGAGTGGGTCTGAACGTACTCAATAGCTGGGTCGCCAGGAACAATGTAGTTCTTTGGCGCCAGCTCAGCTTTGGTAATACCCATACGGATGAGCTCTGGATCCTGAATTCCGCCGTAGGCCACAATGCCCTGCAGGGCGGTGTTTCCCAGCACCATCAAATCAGGATCGAGGAAGTGCTTTTCGGTGCCGTCTTCGTCGGTATAGCGACCGCTATAAACCACAATAGCCACATCGCCCATATAGCCTTTAAAGCTCACTGAATCGCCCAGGTCTTTAAGTGCTGTTTCAAGCTGTGCGTTGGAGCCGCGGCGCGTGTCGAGTACATCTTTAATCGCTTTGAAAGAACGATATTTTTTCCAGACGTTCCCGCCCATAATGATGATATTGGTTACGCCTTCACTCAGCTCTGAATAGGTTTCAATATCGTCATTTGGATCAAACGTCGTTTTATCTTTACCTGACCAGGCAGCGCCACCAGCCTGAGTGATTATATTCTGGGATTTGATATTCCAGTCCAGCTCATAACGCTCGATCCCTTCCCCCTCAATAATATTTTTCCCGGTAGTGACAGCCTGAACAGCCAGCCATTCAATACGCGCACGAATAGCAATAGACTGTTTGAGGATTGACTGTTTTACCTTGATATTGCGGGTATCAAGCGTGCTGTATTGCTCAGGAGTAACACCAGCAGGACGAACAGCCAGTTTGTTAGGGTCAATGCTGCTCTTTGGTTTCATGTAGCCAGGACGGATAGACTTGGACTCATATCCCTCATCACGCGCCACCTTACTACCCACCATAGGCGAACAGAACGCCGCGATTGGAATATTTGGGTCGTCGATAGTGTCCAGGATGATATCGCGCGTTTCAAAAGTAACTGCGCGGGTAAAGAATAAATCAGTGAACAGGGTTTTTAGTTGCTTCTGAATATCCTCAGCGCTAACAACCCGAACCAGCGCCGCAGGTGAATATAAATCTGGCATATATTACCTCAGTAAAATAAATAGAGCGTTCATCACAAAAATAATGTTAACACTGACAAACACAGAATGATTGAATGCAATGATGTGCAATAGAGTGCAATAATGTATAAAGTTAATTCACGGTGATATGGCCCACTAAATATCTGTTAATGTCCTCACTGTTATTTCCTCCAAATAACATCGTTCGTTAAAAATCCATGTTTTCCCAAGCGGGTCTGGTTGCAGCCCGCTTTTTTTTCGCCTTTCGCAACATTGCAGCCCATCGCATAAATATAAAATTAAAAAATATGCTTTTAAGTGTTCACCCCTTCACCTTTGCAATTTTATTAATTAAATTCAGTCAGTTAGATGGTGAACACTACTCTTTCAGGTATTCACTAGTGTTCACCCTACCCTTCACCCTTTAGGGCAAAAAACAATCAAAAGGTGAACAGGTGAATACTTGGTGAATACTTAATAAATAAGTGTTCACCCCTTAACGCTCTGTTATTAATAGAATTTTAAACAGGGTGAATACTGGTGAACACTTTATCTATAACTTTACTCTACCCCTTCATTCTCAGTAGTGGTTGCACATGATGGCATCCAGTCGCCAGAATCATCATGCAGGGTTACGTTAGAGCGTATGCCATGTTTGGTTTTCCGCTTCTGGTATTCCTTCCCATACTCAGCCATTGCGCCAGGCATATCTGTGCCGAACCGCATCAATGAGACAGGCTTACTCAGGCCATTGGCTCGCATGTATGCCAGGTAGGCGTGATACAGGTACTTGCGCGGGCTGAATGGCACTATCTCGGCATTGCCGATAAACATCCCGTCACACACTACCGACGCCATCAGGTAGCCGCAGAAGTCCACCAGCGAATCACCTTCACGTTTGATTGCCAGAGCCTCTTCTGATTTCTGCTGTTCATACAATAGGCGTCTGGCTTCGTCCTGGTCTGCAAAACGTGTAAGCAGATGACGGATAACTACAGCCAGCTCCCCTTCTATTTTCTCTGCCAGCATCGAGTCGCGTTCGTTTTCTGGCACTACCTCCGAGAAGTTGAATATCACCCGCCGGCGTGAGATACCGCCGCTACGGTCGCTGAACGTCATGGCGTTGTTATTGACGGCCAGCACGACAGCCTGTATCCGGGTCGAATACGGCGCTTTGTGTTTTGGGTCGATAGAAACCTTATCACCGCCGGTAATAGCCTTTATCCCGGCACCATCGCCAGCGTACCGGGTCATATCAGGCATAATGATCAACGAGTAACCAACCACCAGCGCCCTGTCCCTTGCATCCTCCAGCGCTTTCATACTGGCTGATACCGTGTTCGCCTTACCTGCCAGCATCGTGCAGATTTCCGCCATAACACTTTTACCACTTCCACCCGGCCCCGTTACCTCAAGAAAAAGCTGCCAGTCGTACCGGTTCGCAAGCACCATAAACAGCGCTGCCAGTACACGATCTGTCTTGCGGTCGTTATTGGCCACGGAACGACGAAGCCATTTCCAGAAGTTCGGCGCGTGGCTGGCCAGCGTCTCGCCTTCTGCTGGTGGGCTGAATGGTAATTCACTGGCGATCAGTAACCAGTCTGTTTTACTGTGCTGCCTGAATTGCCCCGTTCTGGTATCAAATACCCCATTACTAAAGCCAATCAGGTTACGGGCTGTAACACCCATGACTGGAAGGCTCAGTTTCATGGTTTCCACCGCCGATTTAATGGCGTTCTGCGAATAGGCCACTTCTGCATCAATGTAGATTTGCGCCATTTCGCGCTGCAGTTCTTTGTCAGGGAGCGGGTTCCACACCACGCCGTTATAGTGGTGCACCGTGTCCGAGTCGGCATGAATTGCCAGGTCGCCATCATAATGAGCCAGTAACACTTCTCCGCGCTGGCTGGCCCCCATCTGATTCAATGCCGGTGCTACTCCGCTATGGGCTGGTTCGCGTTTCGTGACCGGGAGATCGACAACAACACTATCCGCCCTGATTCTCTCCAGATAATCATGCCAGTCCTCTGGCTGGCGATCGGGAATGCCCTTATACAATTTGGCATCCTGCACTCCGGCCCGCGCCAGCTTCTCACCAATGACGTTAATCAGTATCGGCTCGATGTTTCCGGCCAGATACACACGGGCACTACGGCGCCCTTTATCAACAATTTGCAGGTTATCCAGCTCTGCCAGTTGCTTTGGCCCAAGATAGATAGGGGGCGTTGTATCTTCGGCAATTTGTTTACCCATACCTTCTTCCCATCCCTTTGCATGAGCATAGGCATCAGTCCCGGCAAAAATGATTGCCTCAGTAAATTTTTCCTTTGGCAGATGTTTAAGGTTCGGAGCGTTCTTCATTTTGGGATCCCTCCGCTCATCTGAAATTTGCCTATCAGCGGGTGATACCAGTACGCCGATCCGTATTTACGTTTTGCACTACGCAGCACCAGCCGTGCCGTCTCCCTGAATTTCTCATCAGGAGCAACGAACCCGCCTGACTTTAGCCGTACCAGCATTACCCCCGTATTTTTCGCCAGTTCTTCGGCCTTCTTGGTTGAAATGCCAAACTCCGCCGCCAGCGTAGTAACCGGACTCATACCCGGGGGGATTTCACCCCCCTGGCTATCTGTGAGTGATTTGATCTGCAGCTCGAGGTTCAGTACCTTTTCCACCAGCAAATCGAGGCGCTTTTCCAGATCGTTAAATTTTACGTTACTGATCATTTGAACACCCCCTGACGCTGCCTGAGCACGAAATTGGCCGTGCAACTGTTCTGCTCCAGAGCCTCAGCTAACCGGGGAAGATTTCGCAGCGTGTCACCCAACAACATCATGTCGCGGCGTGCGTTTTCGTTGCTGTATTCCTCACTCAGCGATGCCTCAAGCATCAGGTTTCCAATCAGGGTAAGGGTATTGCTGACAGCGCGTGCTGCCTCGCCACAGACGTCAGAAACCTCAGATAAATCATCATCAGAATGTCTTCTGAAATCTGGCGCGTGCTTTACAAGTTGATGGTAGATATCACACATGCTTCACCCCCGGTAAATCCACCTGCTGACGCAAGTCACGGCAACGCTGGAGAGCAATATCAATCAACTCAACGGCGATATCGCTCTCATCGTCTTTATTCCAATTCATTTCCAGCGCCGCAGCTAACAGGACTTCCAGAGAGCGAAATTTGTCGCCCATATCCAACATGCTTAGATTAGGCATGGCGTACCTCCAGCCCTGACACGGTTAATTCGAAAGCACCGTTGCGGTACTGGTACAAAGAACATTCAGAGCGAATCTTCGCGGCGAACGTCAGATCCCAACGGGGATACCATGCTCGGGCTTCTTCTTCCGTGTCGGCGGCAGTACGGATAACTACAGGTGTGCAGGTCTGGCCTTTTGGTATACCGAGGAAAAGCCATGTGTAGGCTGGCATTAATTTTTGGTTGTCAGAATCCCGCCCTTGCGGGTGTGTGATATGATCTTTCATAGCTGCCTCGTTACTTGCGATAACGTTGGTGGTTAGAGGCCCGGTTAGTGTTCGCGCACTACCGGGCTTTGCTTTACTTAAAGTCATGCAATGTAGTACATTGTCAACTCCACTACAGACTAAATCACAGGAGTTGACAATGTCAACAAGCGAAAACAAAGAACGCCATGTTGTGCAGTTAAGGCTTGATAAAGAATTATCAGAAAGGCTAGCCATAGCCATGAAAGAAGATGGCGACGATAACAAATCTGGTTGGATAAAACGCTTATTGCGTCGCGAACTGGATAAGCGCGGCATAGAGTCAAAAGGTTGAGCAAACGCCAGATCTGGAGTTTGACCTACATTTTTTGTGTAGGTCAGATCCACAAAATCATGAGTAAAAACAGCGGGCGCAAAATTGCGCTGGCCTCGACACTCAATATTTGAGCGCCCCAGAACGGGGGAGCACAAAAGAAGGATTTGTACACATCCTAATGAGGTGCGCAAAATCAGTGTACCCGCTACCGGCTCACACTCCCCCCATTGGGGGAAGTATTGCCGGGTGTTGAGAATGCAACCGACTATCTGTGAGATGGTCGCTACTGAAAACTCAGGAGATTGGGTATGCTGCAATGCAGTCCCCCGCCAGGGTGTAAACGCCAAAACTGGCGTAAACCGCGCCAATGGCGCAGTTCCTGTAATCTCAGGAGCGCTTAAGCTTTGACCACCAGCAGCAGGCCTGGTATGCTGATTCTGTTCTCTGTTTTCGGTACTACACTGGCGGCCCGGTATGGTCGCCTTTGTTTTTTGTGCCATACCTCCCCCTAAGCTGCTTTACAGCGGCTTTGTTGCCACTCAGAGACTTCAGAAAGAAGCCAACCAACAGCGCGGCCACCCAGTTTACGGCGGGCAGGGAATTGACCTTCCTTTTCCATCATGTAGCGGGTAGTGCGGCAAATCCCTGTAAGCTGACGGCACTCAGCCTCTCGGATCACTCGCTCTGCCTGCGGGGATGATTGTTTGATATAACTCATATAAAAACGCCCTCGTTCATTAATGTTCGAGGGCATTTTTCACTGTATTAATATTGAAAACACCTATACCAAAAAGCCTTAATTTCTACTGAGAATCGGATACTCAAACTGCGTTATTGAGAGATTTCACGCTTGAGTTTTTCTAAAGAATCATACGACATGATTTTCTCTATAAATGGCTTAATGGTTTGATAAATGCCAAAATCGCCTCTCTCGCCGAAGGGCCATAATGCAACAGTGAGAACGCTGCTTGGAATAGAAACGTTCTTAACTTTTGACCAGTGCATTAAATCTATGTAAGGAAGCACCTTATATTCTATTATTTTTCGCCTGACGACCTGCCAGTAATTATTTAAAGGTGCATCAATCGGTTCCATTTCCATTTCTTCACGCCAAACTGGTAATAGCTTTTTAAAATCATCAATCAAAATGTCATCAGGAACATTTAGATCAACACTGATGTATAAGCTGCTATCTGTAACCAAACTGACTGAATCGGAGCCTCTCGCCATAAGCAACCCATGATTAACATCACTTTCAGCCATGAGAGACTGCTGTTCTTCTTTGCTTATAGTGAAAGGCATCCCCGCCCTTAGCCCTTTAGAGTCCTGCCCTTGAGCCAGAAACATAACCTCCATCCTCGACAAATATCCGATTCCGTAGCCAGTAGAAAGCGCGTTTGTCGTTTTTGTAAACGACCGATATTTATCAACAAACTCCTTTCCACCTTTAAACTGTTCAGCTGCCCAATCAGGAGTTTCCACTTTCATTTCGTTGAATGGATCACTTTCGGCAAGTGGCGTATTAGCTCCATGTTCTAAATAATACGTCGCCAAGCTCTCATCCCATGAGCACTCATCAAAAATCGACATTCGCCAATATAATTGTCTAAATAAATCTTTGTCAGACATTGACTCAATACATTCATATTTTTTTAAGTTGAATTCTTTTGGCAGATCAAGTGTGCTTTTAATTCTTTTACTCATTTAGCCATCTCCAAAATAGCAACATTAGGATAATCAGAGGAAATAACCGCTAAACGCTCCATCCATTTATTCAGTGCGTCCAGCTTTTCAGGTAAATACTGGCTACGGTTGTAGACGGCCATCACCCCGCCGAGTGAGTGGCCCAGCAGTTGCTCAACAACGTGCGGCGCAATCCCCATGTTGTTTAGTGTGGTGGAGAACGTCCGGCGCAGATCGTGAAGCGTCCAGGACTCAGAATGCCCCAGGCGTTTATAGATACCTCTTCCCCACTGGCTGACGGCTTCGGGTTTCTTCAACTCCCCCAGCAACAGGCCAGTATCCTTATTTCGTGCGACCAGGCTTTTGACGAATGGCCTCATAGCGAGGGGAATTGGCCGCAGTATCTTTTCACCACCCTTGCTGTGCTCTTTCGGCACCGTCCAGATCCAGTCCTGTAAATCCCATTCACCGATAGTAGATAGCCTCAGTTCCTGAGTACGGCAACCGAACGCCACCAGCAAATGAAGCAATGCGCCATAGTACGGCTTAAACTTCATCCCGGCACTTTCCCGCCAGATATCTATTAACTCCTGCCGTGTATGCTCCCTGTCCCGCTTATTCTGCTTACGGCCGACATCATCAATAGTCAGGTCGTTGAGAACGTTGCTCACGGCATAACGATGCACCCGGCAGAACTTCAGCGCCTGTTTACACATCTGCAGGAGATAGCCGGCGGCCACTGGCGCTTCATCCCGTACCCGGGCGAAACACTCAAGCCAGTGCCTGGTTTCGCACATTGAAAGCGGGAAGGCCCCAATATATGGGTAGATGTGCTTATTAAGCTGCTCGATGTGTTTTTCTACATTAGCCCGCTTATGGGTTGCGTACTCCCTGATCCAGTAATCCATGGCATCTTTCACCGTCACCGGCTTCAGGGTTTCCTGAGTGGTGAAGCTCAGTTGATGTTTTGGGTTCTTGCCTTCTGCCAGCCAAGCGCGGCATTGCTCACGCTTTTCTCTTGCAGCTTTCAGAGAAAGATCTGGATAGTTGCCTAACTTTATACGTTGGGAGGTCGTTTCACGGCCGCCGGTTCGAAACGTGAAATACCATGTCATGACACCAATCTTGGAAACCTTGATACTCAGCCCATCACCATCAGCATAAAAGCTGTCTCCGGGGCTCTCCCGGCCATTCATTTTACGCAGCGCGGTATCGCTCAGTTTGTTCGTTCCACCAGCCATAGAAACCTCAGTTCATTATTGAGAGTGGGCAGGACTGACTGCACCACTGACTGCACATTTCGATGTTACTCTATGAACGACAATGAACAAAGACAAACCGAAAAAGTAACTTTCCCTTTTATATTCAATATATTGAATGAACATTAACGAACCATGATAAACTGCAAAAAACGTAGGTTTTGAAAATACGGCATGAACTGATACATTTCAGCTATGTTATTGAATAAAAAGGCGCTACTCGGCATGGGGATGCGCCTTTTTTATTATTGTTTATACAGATGTTTATACAGCTTTGGCTGAACAAACAAAAAAGCACCAGAACAATTCTGATGCTTTATGCCTTTAGTAACCAAAGTGTTTAGTACTCAGGAAGGTTTTCTAAGTTATCCTTGGATGTACCATTAGGTCTAGTAGTAATGTAATCAGTACCGTTGACACGGTCCTTAACCACTTTTTGACCTTTCTTCCACTTACCGTCATCACCTTTGAAAATGGTGTAAAAGGTATAGCCGCTATCGATTTTATTCACTACCCACTGCCGTGTTTCTGATGTCCCTTCTCCAACAGTATCGCCATTATCGACATGCACATACACATGGGTAATGTGAGTGTGTTTATCGTTATATCGGACTTTAGAAATAAGGTAATCAGCCCATTTATCAGTCATATTTCACCAGAAGTTTGAACAGGAAAAGCCCTGCAATACATTTATAAACAACAAAACAGACTCTTCCTATTCCACGACAGCAATGTAGTGATCTAGAGCAATTTTATATTCCTGATAACCTCAAGATAATTCTGCCTTTACGCTTTATGCTCAAATCCCATTAAATAAAGCCAGTCGCTCTTTGTGACTGTCGCTCATATCGAAAGCAAAATCTTCGTGTTCTGCCTGGAATGTGCCGAACGCCATGAGTGCAGAAACCGCCGGGTCTATCTTGTTGGAGGATTTCTTTTTGTTAGGTTTGATATTGGCGTTGGCATCGGACTCCATCACCACGTTACCAATCGCCCAGGCCAGAACCGGATCGCCACGATGGCGCACCACCTTGCGGTTAACAAAAACCTCAAAAGATTTCGCTACCGGACTGAATTTCAGATAGGTTTGCGGAAACGGCTCCACATCGAGGCCAGCCCCCTGTAACTGGGTTCGCAAGTGTGTCGCGTTCCACGTATCAAAGCCCACCAGCCGGATATTGAATATTTCAGCGTCGCGCAGGATATCGTCACGGATGCGATCATAGTCGATACAGTCGCCGGGGGTGGTGCGTATCCAGCCCGCTTTTACCCACTGCCGATAGATGGCGCGGTTTTTGTTAGCAACGTTAAGTAGTTGTGCTTCGGGCAGATAGTGCCGGGTAAGAAGCCTAATCTCGCGTTCAAACGGGAAAGCGTAACTCACACTGGTAATATCGCTGGTTGAGGACAGGTCAAATCCGGCGTAACACTCCATCCCGGACAGATCTTCTTCGGCATAATCGAGTGCACAGGCATCCCATGCCCCGGCACCCATCCACGGAGTGGAACCCTGACACCAGATATTGAAACGCTTGGTCAGCATCTCCACCCATTGTGACGGTATACCCCGCGCTTTTTGGATGGTGGATTCCAGCTTCGCCGCGTCAACGGACACATGCAGGTTAGGGTTGGCCTTGATCCACATTTCAGGCTGCTCAACCTCGCTTTCGTCGTCCAGTTCGTAGATCAGGACAAACAGCGAATCGTTGCTCTCTTCCCCGGCCAGAATCTGACAGCAGTAGTCGTAATGCTGTTTACAGGCTGAGACAACGTTACTCCCGGCGGTCGTTATGGCGAACAAAATAGCCTCAGGACGTGCGCCCATACCCAGCTCAAGGGCGGAATAAACGCCGTTATCCGGGTGAAGGTGGTACTCATCGACAATCGCCAGGCTGGGGTTAGTCCCTTCAATGGTGGCCGCTTTCGCCGCCAGCGGCTTTAGCAGGCTGTTGCTCTTCGGGAAAATGACTTTATGCGCCTGAATATTTACGCGCTTTTTCAGCGGTTTTGACAGCAGGCACATCTGGCGGGCATCGTCGAACACGATTCGGGCCTGATCCCGGCTCACCGCCGCCGTGTAGATATCCTGCTGGCCCTTCTCCATTACCAGAAACCAGTTAGCCAGCATGGCGGCCACGGTTGATTTGGCATTCTTGCGCGGCACCTCAATAAAGGCGCTGCTGTACTTACGGCGGCCTGTCTCTCTAACTTTAAAGCCCAGCAGGTTAGCAAAGGCGAACTGCTGCCACGGTTCCAGATCGATTGGCTGGCCCCGAAGCGGGCCTTTGACGTGAGGACAGAGCCGCGAGAACGCAATAAACCGCTCTACGGTCGCCGTATCGAACTCATATCGGGGGTCATTCAGGTCTGAAAAGTACCTTTCCACGGCCTGTTTTACGCGCTTACAGGCCGGAATTTCGCCCGTTTTTATCGCATTTGCGTACTCATTCCAGACGGTCAAGCTCGTCCTCCTCTTCCGTTTCTACCGGGTTACGGCGGCGGCTTACCGGATCAAAGCCCAGCAGCGACGACATTTTAATCATGATTTTTTCAGCATCAGCCTTTGCACTCAGTGCAGGATTTCGGCTCTCGCCCCCCTGGCTGTTAACAATGCTGAACCCACGGCTGGCAAGGTCTTCCACTGCTTTGCGGTACATCGAATAGTTGACGCAAAAAAGCTCAAGGTTGTTCCAGTCGGCGGGTGTCAGATCGCCACGCTCGGCCAGTTGCTTCGCTTTCGCTTTCCACTGCTGCGCGGCTAACTCATCAAGGTAAGCTGGCGGTTTTGGTGGTCTTGCCATAAAAATTTCTCGTTTCCATCGCGTTTTATTTTCAAAAAAATCACCGTGCGTAAAAATTTGAGGGGGCGGGCGGTGCCTGGCACCTTGAGGTTTGTCCTGAAAACCTCCCCCACCCCGTCCATGCGGCCTGTCAGCGGTTGCGGAAGCATTCCCGCAACTCCCGTTCACGCTCGCTCATACGCTGCACAGGCTGGCGCTCATTGCGTCTGCTTCGCCCCTGCATGAAGCCATCACGGCAGCGCATCAATGATCGGTACAGATTCACCACGTCTTTCTCATTCATTTCTGCCCTCATACATCCAGTCATTGCGATGGGCTGCACGCTCTTCCTGCTCTCGGTACAGCCCTGCCTTACGGTTCGCTTTGGTGATGGGGTCTTGCTGCGTGGTCTTCTGGTTATGATGCATCTGGCATAACGGCTGGTGATTCCACTCAGGCCAGAACAGAACATCATCACCGCCGTCGATAGGGATGATGTGATCGACAATCTTTGCAGGAACGTAGAGGCCCAACTTCTGGCACTCGACACATAGCGGCTGACGTTTCAGATACTGAGCGCGGTACTTCTCCCATGATGCTGAGTAACCACGGGCGCGACGGTGGCCGCGTCTGGCATCTTCCGCCCGCCAGGCTTCGCGCTTGTGCTCATCGCACTTACCAGACTTCACCCGCTTATTGCATCCCGGCTCAGTGCACCGGCGCATTGGTTGCCACGGCATCAGTACACCCCCACATCGCGATACACAGACCACAATGCAGAGATAGCAAGGGGGATCTCTTTCGCCTCCACATCACTAATCATCGTGCGGTATTCGTACAGTTGGGAAACGTACATAAGGCATCCGATCTTGATGGCAGGAGTAAATTCCAGGCCAGCACCGAACCGTTTACCGATATGCTTCTGGCAGACTTCCAGTGACGCTTCGATGTATGCCTGAATCATTGCATCTTCATAGGAATCATCGTTATCGATGCGACAGTGAAGTTTTGCCTCATCAAGCCCAATTAGTTCACTCACGGCTTAAGCCCTCCCTTACAAAGCAACTCCAGCCTGGTAGCCTTTTCATCAGGAATTGCCGACTGAATATCAAATGCTTTTGCATCATGTCCTTTCTGTTTCCAGATGATCCGGCTGGCGCTGGTTACGTCAGAGCGGTAACGTACCCACATACGAAATGTAACCTCGGACATTTCAGCACCCGCAGCAATCAGCTCACGGCCACTGATCCCCTTAACTTCTGCCCAGACTGTCGCAACGTCGTACCATTCCTGAATGACGCCACCAGAAGGGGTTCGGCTGGTAGTAAAATTCTGAATCGTAACGCGTTGCCTTAATCCTCCCGGCCTCATGACGCATCCTCCTTATTCTCAGAACCGGTACTGACCTTCACTTCCTGCTTCCATGCCTGGCTGTATTCGTCGCCCCCTTCACGCGGCGGCATCCCTTCGCGTTCGCGGGCTTCGTTCGGGTTCATGATCCCGTTCTTGATACCGCGCTCATAAGTTGCGTAACGTTCGGTTGGAGTGGCTCGAAGAAGATCGGCAGAGTCGAACTCCACCTGATAACGAATTCCGGGTACAGGCGATGCCACCAGCAACGCGGATTTAATCTGCTGCTCAAAGTTCGCCAGCCACGGGCGCATTGTCATGGTAAGAAAGGCGCGGCTCGCCTCACTAAAATTGCTGTAGGTGCTGTTGCTGTATTCCTGCAGGAAGATGGGAGAAACGTTAAACATGCGGGCAATATCTTCGATGGTGAAGCGCCGGGAGGCCAGCCACTCAGCATCCTGATTGCTCATGCCAAGCTGCTTATAGTCCATGCCACCTTCAAGGATCGGTGTTTTACCGGCATTTCTGGCACCTTTGTAGCGCTCAAGCGCGTCCAGCGCCTGTTTACCCTTCACACTATCGAGCCATTCAGCAGTAGTGACTACGCCCGCCGCCATCATGCCATCTTTCATAATGCTGGCGCCGTGACGCTGCTGGGCCAGACCTAACCCCAGCGCCTCACGGCAGATGGTGATCGGCGAGCGCCCCAGAAAACCATCATCGGTCGAGTAACGCAGGTGCAGAATCTCTTCCTGCAGGTAGGTGCGCACTGCCCCGGTAAACGGTTCAGTAACGGTGTATTTGTACTTATGCTGGCCGATACGCTCAGGAACAACCGCCCCCGGCGCATACGGATGCAGGGATTGCGGCTGGCCGTCACGGCCCCACTGGATCACCGCATAGGCGTTACCATTCAGCAGGCAATGACGCATCATCGTGCGCTTGAACTGGTAAGGCGTCTGACAGTCGTTCGGTTGCTCGTTAAGGAGAAAATCCACCGGGTGATTGCTTAGCCACTCCCGCGCTTCTCGGCCGTTATCGTTGCGCACGCGGTAGAGGTAGCAGGGCATTGTTGCCACTGCCTCGCTGATAACTGATATGGCGTTCATGACCGCCGGCAGAGATTCCGCAGTACCGGCAGACACATATTCGCCTGATCCGGTATTTGGAATCCCTGCCATCGCCAGAAACTCATCAATCGTCATGCTGCGCTGTTCGGATGGCTCAGATTTACGGCCAAAAGGCCAGATATTCCACATATCACAGCCCCGCTAAGTCAGCCCAGCGTCGGCGGTTATCACCAGCACGGCGCAGTTCAGGATGTTGGGAGAACAGAGAACGGTGCGCAATTTCCACGCCGGACTCAGGGTAAGCAGGCATAGAAGTAACGGTGATCTCCCGCAGCTCGGCAGCGGTAACAGTGCGAATATACGGTGTAGGAGTAATATCCCAGGACTCTTTCAGCGCACGGAATCCGAAGCTCATGCCGGAAATGTCTCCACGCTCCACCAGCTCCAGCACATCATTGCCAAGTTGGGTGTTTGGCGGGGTCAGCTCGAAACGCAGCCCGGTATCATCTTCGGACAACACCAGCGTGCCGGATTTGGTACGCCCCAGCAGTTGGGTATAGTTATGCTCGTACAGTGCACGCACATCGCTACCGGATGCCAGGCTGTCTTTAAACGCCCCCGGCGCAAACTGCTCGCGGAACTCATCCCAGATCACCTCTGACAGGCTGTTCCAGCGCACGGCATAGCCCACCAGCTTTTTGTTGCTGGCGCTCAGTTCGGAGGTACGGATTTCAAAATCGATTGTTTTCATTGTTGGACTCCACAGAGGGCAAAAAGGGGCCGAAGCCCCTTAAACGTCAGATCAGGAACCGGAACCGGAAAGCTCAAGCACCTTGATGGCGTTGGAGTCCACCACACCACCGCCTAGGTATTTATCGGTGTGCACCTTGTAGAAACCAGGTTCGGTGATGTTGTCGGGGCGGGTACGCACGCCAGTGGTGTGATCCACGATGAAGTAACCGCGCTTAAAGTCGCCGACTGCCAGGAACGCTTCACCCGCAGCCGCATCAGGCATGGTTTCCAGGTATTGAACCGGACGGCCAAGGAGGGTATCGGGAGAGTCAGCGACGAGACGATCACGCCAGATGTAATCCCCGTTGCCGTTTTTCAGCTTTTGCAGCGTAGCGGCAGTGTTGGAGTTCATCACCCATACGGCATTTTTGCGGTATTTGGCTTTCAGCTTATACAGCAGGTCGATAAGACCATCAGAGGAAACGGCAGCAGCCTCCATCTTCTCCAGCGTGCCGAACGGACGGGTTTTATCGCTGGTGGCCGCACGCGGATAGGACAGGAACCCTTTGGATTTTTTATCACCGTCGCCGTTCACAAAGTCGGTTTCTTCGGTAGCAGTGAAGGTGTCGGTAATTTCGGAAGACAGCCAGCCCAGAATATCAACTTCGGAGAAGTCGAGAATTTCCTGAGTGGTTTTCGGGTAGGCGTAGATCGGGTTGAGTTTGATATCAACGCGCTCCATCTTCGGTGTGCTGGTTTCGGTACGCGCTTCGCCTTCGGTGCCGCGCTTAACGGTAGTGCCGCCCACTGACACCAGCTTCTGGTATTCGTTGGTTTTGGTGGTCTTCACCGTGGCGATGGAGCGCATAACGCTGTCATCCTGCAACTGGCGCATGATCTCTTTGTCCAGCTCAGGGATAACGGTATAGCCGCCGTCAGCCTGCACTAACGTGGAGAGAGAGCGGGTATCGCCGGTCATGATGTAGTGGCGCAGCTCATCGTTGCTTACACCTTTACCTTCAACAGAAGTACCAGGCAAATTGCGCTGATCGTCGGCGACGGCCTCAAGGCGGGTAATTTCAACTTTAAGCGCATCAGCCCGGGCGCGGAGTTCGTCGAACTGCTTTCCCTCTTCATCGTTCAGGCTTCGCTTTTCGCTGTCAGCTTTTTCCAGCATGGAACGCATCTGGGTTTTGAGTGCGGTTTTCTGCTGGCGTAATTCAAGTAATTTCTTCATGGAGTGGTTTCCGTAACAATTAATGTTGAGACGTGAAACCTGCGCTTGGAGGGATGTCCACCTGGAAAGGAAACCGTCGCAGAACGGGAAAAAACCAGGTGGACAGTGGCGGCTCACGTCTGAGTGCCACTCTTCAAGATATACATAATACTCAATGAGTAAACAGCTCTATGTTGTCGCAAACAGCAGCGAAAACAGGAGAACAAATAATTTACAAAGTTTGATAATATGAACGGGAAAAAAACCACTTCTGGGGGATTTTATGGACTTCGATTTTGATGATATGGCATACCCGGATATTTTTTTAATTTCCGGCGAGGAGTTTAAAGGAAGCCGGAACACAGGAAAAAATCAGGTAGATATCCCGTTTACTGACGAACCGCAAATTGAATTGGGCGATATTCTGATTCAGAAGATTGGAAGCCGTGAGTTAAGCCTTAAAGTTGTCGATCTTTCAATATCAAAGAATGGAACGCTGAACGTGGGTACAACGCATCCTCACTTACTTACGTTATCCGTAGAGAATCTTTCTTCCAACGCACACAGGACAGCAAAGAGTATGAATACTTTTAATATTGGCTCCGTCAGTGGTGAGCAAGTTCAAATAGGTGAAAGTAATCATATGCTGGTGAATATCAGTATTACTGAACTTGTCGAGAAAGTGGCTAACTCTGGCGATCCACAGGCTAAATCAATGTTGAAACAGTTACTGGAAAATAGCACCGTTGCCAGTATCGTTGGCGCTGGCGCTTCTGCGCTATTAGGTCTGCTTTAAAATATGGCCTGGGAAAAACCAGGCCTTTAGCTTATATGGCTGGATGATTATTCTTTATCCAGCCCCCACTGATAGAAAGCCCAGCTTGCCGTTGATTGTGCGCTATGGATAGCGTTCTCAAGGCCAGAGGTTGGGTACGACAAATCAGCCGCCATCCTCTGTAGAAGATCGAGGTAAGCGCTGGCGTCTTTCGACAACTCTTGCCCCCCTTCTTCCAGCCCAGACTGGTACGATTCCAGATCAAGCTTTTCAGAAGTGACAAACGCACTCAGAGCCAGAAAATCCGTCACTGTAATCTCATCTTTATTTGAAAGCTCATCAACGGCGCTGTAGAGAAACTTAAGATCGCTCATATGCCCGTTATCTTTGCCAATCAGTTTCATTAATGACCTCTTTATTTTTCACGTATATATACAGAACTATGTTGGTTCAGTTAGTTCAGTTGGTTCAATTTGTAAAGATGATTGTTTTATAAGGATTATTTCCCGTTGAGTGAACCAACAAAGCCCCGATTTGAACCAACATTGGGTATTTTCATGTTGGTTCAGTCCATGAGGTTCTAAAATGTTGGTTCAAACTGCCCGTTTGTTGGTTCAAAACTGCTATTTGTTGGTTCAGTGTTGGTTCATTTTTTGACATTAAACCAATATAAAACAGCCACATGAACATAACCCATAGACACTGAACCAACTGAACCAACATTAATAACCCTCACATGTGTAATTTATTCTTCTCCATCTTCCGCAACCTGGTGAAGCACATAAACGTTGATTTGACGCCCATCAATACGCGGGGATTTCTGCTGGTATCCACGCCCGCTGGACGGCTCAGAAAGCAAGCCAGCAGCGGCAAGCACGCGGGCAAACTGCCTGGCGTTAAAGCCCTGAGCTATCTCCTTCTCAAACGTTGCGGGGAACGTATAGAACACCAGCGGCGAATCATCATGGCTGCTTTTGCGCTTTCGATACCCGGCCAGATCGCGAATCGGCATACTGGACGGATCATAGGGCAACGGTGCAAAGCGGCTTAAACCGTAGGCATTCAGGAACGCCTCGCACTGCTCGATGATCTGCTGGTGCTCTTTGTTACCCGTGCCGAACTCTTTCACCCAGGCGTTAAAGCTATGCTGGATAGCGTCACGGCTGGCCTGTTCACTCCATCCGGTGATTGATGCACCAGTTACCAGCGCGGCTTCGAGGATTGCAAAGCGTTCGGCCACGCGGTGTACCTGCTCACCGTAATCCGCCGGGATGAGGCCGCGCCAGCGCGTTTGCGCGTCACGCACCGCCTGTTTAGCCTCCTGCTGGTTAGCCGCCAGCCATTTAACCCACTCACGCCCCGCCGCCCCGTGGTTATCAATCCAGGCTTCTTTCAGTGCGTCAGCATGAGCCTTGCCGTTTGGCAGACCGTTAAAGGCCGTCGATTTCTCCATAGGGATGTTGAGCAAGCGCACCAGTTGGCCCGCTTTCACTTTCAGCCCACCAGCAGCCAGGAAGGTTTCAATATCCATTTCCCCGGTGCTGATCGCCACAGTGCGCCAGCGTTTAAGCTCCCGATTGCCGCCCTCTTTGGCTCCCTGCAACTTTCCGGCACCGTTAAACAGGGTGTAAGCAGACGTGGCAACATCTTTGGCACTGCTGCCCTGTCCTACCTCATCAAGCGGTAACAGGCTGTCGTTATGCGCCTCCGCTTCGTTTGCTATGCCAAGCGCAGTACCGTACCAGGTAAGCCGCAACGCATCAGGCTCACCCCACAGGCTGCTCGCAATATTGGCGGTAGTGGTCTTACCGGCGCTCGACTGCTCGAACAAATGGACGCCGAAACCATCAGCACCCACCAGGCCAATAAGCGGCGCGGATAATGCCGCTGCCACGCCCAGCATCATGGACGGATTGCCCCCGGCCAGACGGGCGACGGAATCCCGCCAGGTGGCAGCAGTACCAGCAATGGCATACCCGGAAGATGCAGCGCTGCGACCGTTAAAGAGAATGGGCGTCTCTGGATCGCCAATCACTTCACCATCAGGCATGATATATGCGCCATGATGCCAGCCAGTGGTATGGGTGATAATCCATTCCCGATCAGTGCCGCTTTGCTGCAACCAGTCGGCCAGAATCGCCCGGAAGGTGCTTTTAGTGGTCACATTCACCCCACCAGCTTTAAGTGAGCGCCAGCCGTCGCGCTCACCGATATCAGCACAGGGGATCGCCCTGGTAATATCTTCGTGGCCACGCGGCGAACGCCAGCGCAAAACAAGATAGCGCTCTGCCCCGTCACTACCGGAACCGACTACCTCAAGAGGCGAGCACAGCCACGTTTCGTTATTGATGATCTCGCCACTATCCTTGTCCACCTTTGGCGTGATCCAGTACAGACCATCGCTGCGGCTTTCCACGCGGGGTTTGAGTTCATCGCCCGGTTCAGGCTTTGGCTCCCGTTTTTTCACAGGCAAGTTCACCACAATACTTTCCCCGCGTTCGGCCTCTTCTTTGAGAAGTGGAAGCCTGCCCGTCCAGTCCTCCTTCGGCTGAGGCTCAAACATGCCATTAAACAGCCGGGCCTCTTTCACATCCGCCAGCGCCAGTTTGGTTGCGATAGTGCTTATCTGCATTTCGGAAAGCTCGCCAGCGCGGATCACACGAACACTGCGACGGCCGTTATCAACGATGTTTAATCGTTCCAGTTCTGCCAGTTGCCTTTTGCCCAGATAAACAGGCGGCACATCATCCCACGCCCTTTTACCTTCGCTCTCGATCCAGTGCTGCACATGTGAATAGGCATCTTCACCCGCAAAGATAATCGCCTCAGTAAATTTATCTTTCGGCAGAAATTTGATATTCGGGGCATTCTTCATCTTCATCAGTGCAACACCTTATTGGACATATCCGCGCCCAGGTCTTCATGCAGGTACTCAAGGTGGCAGCTTTTCACTATCTGCAACCCCATTTCGTTAATATCGCCATCGTCGGTAAAGCAGGTCAGCAGAATATCCCGCAAACGCCTTAACCCCTCATCGCGCCCGAATTCTTCAAAGCAGCCAAAAATCATATATTTCATCAATACGTTTTCAGTTACGCGCGGCTCCAGCGTGAAGCGATAGCGGGCCATATACTTATCGCTTTCCACCAGCAAGGTTGCCGAACCGGTTTCCGCTATCTGGTGAGCAATGCAGGTTTCGGTCAGTTTGCGGAACAATGGGCCTATCACTTCAAAAATATCGGTCATTGCGGGATACCTCCGCTCATCTGAAATTTGCCAAGTAATGGGTGATACCAGTACGCCGATCCATATTTGCGCTTCGCGCTGCGCAGAACCTGCCTCGCCACCTCTCTGAACTTGTTATCCGGCGCGATAAAGCCACCAGCTTTCATTCTGACCAGCATCACGCCCGTGTTTTTTGCCAGCTCTTCGGCTTTTTTCGTCGATATGCCGAACTCAGCCGCCAGCGTGGCGACCGGAGCCATACCGGGAGGAATATCTCCCCCCTGGCTTTCGGTGAGTGTGCGCACCTGCTGCTCTAACTCCAGAACGCGGTTAACCAGCAAATCGACTCGGTTTTCAAGCTCGTTAAATTTCAAGTGACTGATCATGATTGCTCCCCTGCTTTATTACGCTGGGTACGCACATAATCCGCAGCATCACTACTCTGATTGAGTGCTTGCGCCATTCTGGGAAGGTGACGCAATGCATGGCTTACAAGGATCAAATCACGCCGGGCATCTTCATCGGAATAATCCTCTGCATTGATTGCATCAAACGCCAGATTGCCGATCAGTGTGAGCGCACTATTGATGGCAAATGCGCCAGCAGAATATAAATCGCTGGATTCAGCCAAAGCCTCATCAGTGAAGTTTTTAAAATCAGGAGTGCTCTTAACAAGCTGATGGTAAATATCACGCATGGGTCACCTCACTTGCCGCTTTTAGTTCACGAATGCGGGACAACGACATACTGATCAGATCCATCGCAACGCTGTACTCGGTTTCATCATTAAAATTCATATACAGCGATGTTGAGAGCAACGCTTCCAGGCGGCGCAGTTCATCTTCAATGTCAATTTCCGACCATTTGACCTTACGCATGGCGCACCTCCTGAATCGCGGCACTGTCGAACTCCCAGCCACGGCGGGTGGTGTAATCGAAGAAGGCAACGCGGCAAGGAGCCTGAGCACGGATTTTGGCGGCAAAAACTAAATCCCAGCCGGGAAAAGCAGCGCGGGCTTTATCTTCCGTATCAGCATCAAAGCGAAGCACTACTGGTGTGCATTCAGGAGTGTGATCGGGGGTTGCCAGGAATAACCATGTAAATTCCGGGCGAGTTTGGGTATGCTGTAATTCAGCCATAATCGTTACCTCTGATAACGTTTTTGGTTAGACGCCTCGGTAGTGGTTCCAAGCACTCCGGGGCGTTGCCATTTATGCTTCACCATAACAGGTGGCATGCACTTACCATAGAACAAAGTGAATGCCACTTTCAAGTATTGATTGTGTTTTCTTTTTGCATATACTGAATGCCACCAATCAGAAGGAAACACAGACATGGCAACAGGTTCAAGAAATAACAAATCACAACAAATCGTCTCAAGGGTGCCATTAGAGTTGATTGGTGAACTTGAAAAAGTGAAAGAAGAAGGCGAAAGCACGGCCGGTTTTGTTGTTGCCTCAATCAAAGGTGAGATCAAACGCCGCCAACGTAAAAAAGCCAAAGACGAAGAAAAAAACTGAATATAATCAGCGGGCGCAGAAGTGCGCTGGCTCATTCTTTGACCACCAGCATTAACCCTGGTATGCTTAATCTGTTTCGGTTTTTCGTAGTGACATTGGCAGCTCTGCAAAGCTGCCTTTGTTTTATTCAGCGTCAGCATTCGGCACCTCCGGCAATACGCCACCAGCGATCAGTTTCTTCGTTAACCACTGCTCACCCTTCCCCGTCAGCATCGTTGTGAATGAGGCTCTTACCTCGCCATTCGTTTCATACGTTCCCTGGCGAACGGCAAAATAACCGCTATCGATATAACGCTGCATAGGCAGGTTGTGGCGCTGGCCGCCGTTGATGAGAATCCCCTGTTGCCTCATCCAGCCGAATAATTTGATGGGGCCAAGCCCTACGGCTTTGGCATAGTTGGGAATGGAAATACCCTTGCTGATCTCCGCCACGCGATCAGCGAAATCAACCTTTGGCGCAGCGGCCACCAGCCGGTTTTCAAGTTCGCTTGCCTTTTCGGCCAGATCAGCAGCAAGGCGCAGGGCTTCCGGCAACGTCTGGGGGATATTAGCGGCGGCTTTTGCCTGGCGTTCGCAGCTGATGAAGTAGCGGCGCACCTCCCGCCCTTTTTCGTTGCGCTCAACCATTGCCAGCTCTTTACCCATATTAATAGTGATCAGGTAGTCATGTTCCATCTGCTGCCGAGATTTTGCGCTCGCCCGTTTTGGCGTGCTCAAACTTTCAACAATGATGTAATCGACTCCAGTAGTGAAGCTGTACTGGCTAATACGCCCTTTAATCCAGTTGGTGAAATCACGCCCAACGCCGAGAAACGCATGGAGTTTTTTAGCACTGACCAGCGATACCGCCACGCCGCCAATATTTCCGGGGTTAACCGGAACCAGCTCATTTAATTTTTGCATAGCGCCCCCTACGCGGATTTACGGTTGTAAGGGGTGTTGACGTTCTCAACAGCAGGTGGATTGCGAACCCACCAAAGAACATCTGACAAAAGCCATGCGCAACTATTACGGCCAAAGTGGCAGCGTGGCGGGAATTTACTTTCATTCTCCATATACCAGCGGGTGGAACGGGAAAGGCTGGTTATTTCGAAGCATTCACTTTCACGAATACGGCGATCAAACTTAATGCCATATTCTGCGAGAATGGTGCGGCGTTGTTCAGGTGTTGGCGGGGTAAAACGAATATTTGACATGCTTCCTCCACTTTACGCAATCAGAAGGAGCCTTTCCTGTCTGTTCTTGCGTTGTGGGGGAAGTATTTGTCTAAAGTGAATTAATAAAAATGGCTTCTAAAATTTAAAAAGGTGTGTTTAATTTTAAAAAGGGTAATCTAATGATTAGAACACCCTTTCTAACGTTTAGAAGCTACTACAATTAAAACTTAAAGTGCCTACTAATGTATGACGTAATTGTGTCAACGCTCCTGACCGGGCATTGTCCGTCAGGGAATAAGTGCACTCTGTCGGAAAGCTCTCTGGCCCATGCTGAGAAATTGTAGCTCCCATCTTTTTTCAAGCATTTTTCATTGAAAATATCAGCACTTGTTTCTTTGAATTTTATTGCAGCACTTAAAATCAATAGTTCATTTCGTGCATGTTTTTCTTTTGCACTTTCTGAGCGTTTATTAATACTATTTTTTGAATCAGGGTCTAAATCAGGTCGTTCAATATCATTGAGCATTGGCAGCTTATCGAAATCAAGGCCGCTTTCCATAAGCCGTTTAATATCATAATTAGTAACCCATAAATCATCATACCCGGCTTCAAACTCATAAGGGTCAAAATTAAACCTCTTGCCATTAGCCTGATCGATAAAAGGCTGGGCTGGCAGAATCTGAATTACTGGAGTTTCACCGCCCGTGAGGCACGGGAAAAATCCGGGGAAAAAATTCTTCACAGATAAAGATGACTCAAACTGATCGGGCATTACCCGCCACAGACCTAATGCAAAGCCATATCCGACAAGGAACCCTTTACTTTCTTGTTCCGTAAAGATGTCTGAACCAGATAATAGTTTATCCGGTTCAAAATAACGGCCATTAGTAAATTCAATAAAAGAGTGATTCGTTATCGCGCGGGTTTGCCCTGACATAGCATTAAAAGTACGAGGAAAATATAGTGATGAATACCAATCCTTTACATCGCTAAAATCTTCTCGAAGAAGAATTCGGCAGTGAAACCTTTTCAGCATCATGCTTATTTCTATTTTATTTTCAATAGCAAGGTTGATCAAATCTGACGGTTCAACCCCCAGAAATGATGCACCTCTGGACAATCTACAATATGAAAATGGAATTTTTACTTCTTTTTCTGCCATAACGTTACCCTCAACGCCCCTAATTAACTTGCGAGCCAGGCGGGTAGGGTTCCCCGCTTTTCGGTTGGCCGACCTAGACTCGCAAGACCAGTCTAATCTCTATTAGCTACAGGTAACAGAACCACATTTTGATGATTACCCGCAAGAAGTTCTAAGCGGTCATACCACTTGTTCAGCGCGTCCAGCTTCTCTGGCAAGTACAGACTACGGTTATAAATCGCCATAACTCCCGGCATTGAATGGCCCAGCAACTGTTCAACAACGTGCGGAGCGATACCCATATTATTCATATGCGTTGCAAGCGTTCGCCGTAGATCATGCAATGTCCAGGGTTCAGAATGCCCCAGTTTTTTATAAACACTACGGCCCCACTGGCTAACCGCTTCGCTATTCTTCACAACCCCAAGAAGGTAACCGGATGATTTTGTTTCATCGTGGAGCATTTCAATAAATGAACGCATCGCCTCAGGAACTGGACGCACAATCTTTTCACCACCTTTACTATGCGCTTTTGGTACTGTCCACACCCACGCCTCCATATCCCATTCGGCCCACTCTGACAATCTGGCCTCCTGGGTGCGGCAACCAAACAAAGTAGTGATCCTGAGCAAGTTTGTGTAGTAAGGCAGAAAAACATCGCCGGACGATATAGCAGCCCACAATCCCCCAACCTCTTTATCTTTCAGTACACGATCTTTTTTCGCCTGCTTTTTACCAACATCGGGAATACTCAAATCTTCAAGGGCGGTACTGACGGCGTAACGGCGAACGCGGCAGAATTTCAGAGCCTGCTTACACATCTGGAATACATAACCAGCAGCAACCGGCGTTTTCTTTTTCATCCTGTCAAAGCAGTCAAGCCAGTAACGGGTTTCGCAGTCAGCGAGCGCCATTTTCCCAATATAAGGGTAAATGTGTTTGCGCAGCTCCGCTTTATGCCGCTCAACGTTCGCACGGTTTTCTTCCGCATATTCGCGTATCCAGTATTCGATAGCTTCCTGCACCGTGACCGGTTTAAGCGTTTCCTGAGTAGTTAGCGCCAACTGGTGCTTTGGGTCTTTACCAGAGGCCAGCCACTGACGACATTTATCACGCGAGGAACGGGCCTCTTTGAGACTCATATCAGGGTAGCGCCCCAGAGTCAGCCGATGCAGCTTCTGCCCGTCGAGTCGGTAAGTAAACACCCAGCTAATGCCACCAGCTTTCGTTACCTTAGCGCTCAACCCGGCACCATCAGCATAAAACTCAATCTTACTGGCCGGGATGCCACGTAATCCCTTTAACTTCCTGTCGCTCAGTTTGTTAAGTTCGCCAGCCATAGACCATCACCCAGCCCAAAGTGTTTATACAAATGTTTATACAGAATTGCTTGCATAATAGCATAAACAACAAAAAGCACTGGAACAATATACAGTTACATTTTCATTTAACTGATTGATTTTAAATAAAATATAAAAACCACCGCAAAGCATGAAAACAGCTAATCTGACAGTACGGCATGAACTGATACTAATCAGCGAAATGTTTGTTTTAAAAGGCGCTACTCGGCATGGGGAAGCGCCTTTTTTATTAACGTCACACGGGAGGCTTTGGCGATGAACGCAAGATGTGAACCTGTCTATTTTGGCGATGAATCTAAAAAGATAATCCTGGGTGATGCTCTGACCGAACTGAAAAAGCTGCCGTCAGAAAGCGTCGATCTCATTTTCGCCGACCCACCTTATAACATCGGTAAAGACTTTGACGGGATGGTGGAATCCTGGGACGAAGAGGCATTTTTGGCATGGCTGTTTGAGTGCATTGACGAGTGCCATCGCATTCTCAAATCACACGGCACCATGTACATCATGAACAGTACGGAGAACATGCCGTACATCGATCTCAAATGCCGCCAGCTCTTTACCATCAAGAGCCGTATCGTGTGGTCATACGATAGCTCCGGGGTGCAGGCCAAAAATCACTTTGGTTCGATGTATGAACCGCTTCTGATGATGGTAAAAGATCAGAAAAACTACACGTTTAATCGTGATGATATTTTGGTTGAAGCCAAAACGGGCGCTAAACGTGCACTGATAGACTACAGAAAGAACCCGCCCCAACCTTACAACCAGAAAAAAGTACCAGGCAATGTCTGGGAGTTTCCACGCGTTCGTTATCTGATGGACGAATACGAAAATCACCCGACTCAAAAACCCAAAGCCCTCCTTGAACGCATCATTCTGGCTTCCTCCAGTCCAGATGACAGCGTGCTGGATCCGTTTGCCGGTAGCTTCACTACCGGTGCCACTGCCGTGGAATTAGGTCGCAAATTTGTCGGGATTGAAATCAATGCCGAGTACGTAAAAATGGGGCTCAGAAGAATGAGCATTGGTTCGCATTTTTCAGAGAATGAACTTGCAAAGGTGAAAAAGCGGAAGACAAAAAATCTGTCTAAAAAGAGTCGATTAACAGCAAAGAGCGGCGATCTTTCAGCAAAGTAA